ATTTGCCCATATTCAAGTTTATAATGGAAAACGCTTTTGACTTTGAGTGTGCTGTTGGCATCAATGCTGCTGGGTCGCATTGGAATAAGCTTGTGGGAGTGCTCGACACTTTTGGTAAGAATCGTATTATCGCAGGAGACTATGCTAAGTTCGATAAGACTATGGTCAATACGATTCTCTTCATGTGTTTTAAGATACTCATCCATATAGCTGAAAAGGCTAGCTACAACGAGACCCAACTGCGTATCATGCGTGGAATTGCCACTGATATTTGTGAACCAGTTTATGAATACAATGGCGAATACATTGGAGCTTTCTGTGGTAATCCCACTGGACACCCGGGTACTGTTTTCATTAACAATTTGGCTGGGTCTCTTTACATGAGGGTTGCGTATTATGAGATATATGGTAAGAAACCCCCTGGGGATTTTTGCGACAACGTAAAACTCATATGTTATGGTGATGATAACATCATGACTGTGAGTGAGAAAGCGTCCAAATTTCACCACACAAACATACAGAAGGCCCTTGCGCCTTTTGGTGTTAAATACACCATGGCCGACAAGGAAGCTGAGTCCATTCCTTATGTAAATCTTGAAGATGCCACTTTTTTGAAGAGAGGTTTCAGGTTTGATGATGAGGTTGGTGCTTATATGGCACCATTGGCTGAGTTGTCCATTTCTAAGTCGCTTCACGTTGGTATACCTAGCAAGGAGTTATCACCTGAGCAGGCCAGTGTTGAAGTTATTTTTGGGGCTTTGCGTGAGTGGTTTCAATATGGTCGTGACGTGTTTGGAGTGAGACGCGACCAGTTGAACCAGGTTGTTGCTGCTGCAGATCTGCAGGCCTGGATGCCCTCACCTCTTCCTACGTACGAATCGTACCTCGACGATTATCGTACAGATAGAGACGAGCTTGACAGTACATGGCTCGATTCTAAACTCACTTAGAGGAGGTTGGTCTCCTTAACGGACCGGCCGCACCCATGCGGCTTCGCTAAAAATGGGATGGTACATCTGGTTACCAATGTATATAAATGTTGTGTCTTATATATATTAGGCTTTTGTATCATATGTTTGTGGTGTTATTTAGCACCTGGGGACCGCCCCCA